CTGGTTATGAAGCCCCGCTAGTTGGCCGTGAGTGGGTGTGGGGCGTGTCCGATTGTTGGACACTGGTGCGGGACTACTACCGCCGAGAAATGAGCATCAAGCTGCGCGACTGGCAGCGACCTGAAAGTGCAGAGGCGTTTCGTCAGTTGCCCTTGTTTGAACGGTGCTTTGGTGAAACGGGTTTTATTGATACGGGCAGCAAAGAGCCTGAAAAAGGTGACGCCATGCTGATGAGCCTTGATGGTTCTCCTGGTTTGAACCATGTGGCGGTCTATATCGGAGAAGGCAAGATGCTGCACCAGCTGCAAGGCAGGCTGTCGTCCAGAGATTACTGGGACGGGTATTGGCAGAAAGTCACAGGTAGAATCGTGAGGTATAGCGGCTGACGACAGATGCTCCGCACGGTCAAGGTTTACGGGCACTTGGCAGAGCACTGCGGTCAGAGTGTGTTTGAAGCATTGGTGCGTGTGCCTGCCGATGCAATCAAGTTTCTGTTGTGTAATTTTCCAGAGCTTCGCGGGTTGATGCGGGATGGTTACTACAAGGTTGCCGTTGGCAAGTTTGACTTACAGCTAGCAGACCATCCCGAGCAGTTGCACTACCCGTTGGCTGACGGAGATGTGGTCAAAGTCATCCCTGTTGTGTCTGGTGCAGGTGGCCGTGGAATTGGTGCGTTTTTGCTTGGTGCAACGCTTATAGGTGCCGCTATTTTCACAGGTGGGGCATCGCTTGGTTTGACTGGTTTTTCTTCTAACGCGATTGTTGGAGTTAGTTCGTCGAGCTTCATCGCAACTGGTGCGGCTGCAGCTGTTGCTGGAAACCTTGGCTTAGCACTGGCCCTAGGGGGTATTGCACAAATGATCACGCCTGTGCCGCCACAGCCACCGGATGCGCCGGGTGAAGGCAGAGGCGGTTTCGCCTTCTCAGGCATAGAGAACACCAGCCAAGAGGGAATCCCTGTCCCCGTTGTTTACGGCGAAATGATTGTTGGCAGCGTGGTGCTTAGCACCAAGCTCACAGCAAACAAATTAGAAACCGAGGAGTCTTAGTAAAAATGGCAGCAGAGGATACTCTTAATTCAAGGCAATTTGCCCAAATCCTTGATCTTCTTTGCGAAGGAGAAATTGAAGGTTTTCCCAACGCAGGCATAAGCCACAGCAGCAATCCCACTCAGTATGCAATCGGTGCGTTAAAAGACGTGTTTTTTAACAACACGCCTGTTTTAAGATCCGGCGCTTCTATAACTAGCAACACACAGCTTACTGATGCAGAGATCAAAGAGAACTTAAATTTTGACCTTGAAAAAGGTTTATTGCAGGTTGAACTTGGCTCGCAAGCTCAAGGGCCGCTTAGTCAGTTTGCTCAAACAACAAGCAGCAGTACTACTACAGTGAACACTGAGGTGCCAAAAGGGCCTACTACAATTGCAGACGGGGCTGACAGGGACCGCGACGAGTATGAGATGTTTTTCCCTAGCGCAGGAGCGCCAGTAACAAGAACAATTACTGATGTTGACGTTGATCAAGTAAACATCACAGTAGGCGTTCCCGCATTGCGCGTGGTCACGAAGAAAGGCAAGGTTGAGGGCTCTATGCTGCGATATTCGATACAAATACAGTACAACGGAGATTCCGGCTTTACTAATGTTCCGCTGATAGGAAGCACAGACACCACTTCTTTCAATGAAGGCCAATTAGGTAACGGTGTTTTCCAAATAGACGGATACACCCCTGACTTGTTTCAACGAACTCACGAAATACCACTTAACGCAACAACAACAGCAGCTAATGGAAACATCATAAATGACTCGTCAAAATACCCAATTAACATTCGCGTTGTTAGGATCTCTCAGCAGCTGAGACCGGAAAGCCACACAATTACTGATGATTTAATTTGGTATAGCTTTGATCAAATAGTAAAAGACAAATTACGCTATCCCAACAGCGCAATTTTCGGTTTTCAGTTTGATGCGCAACAATTTCCGAACATTCCTAAGAGATCTTTCCGTATCAGAGGGTTAAAGATACGTATTCCTCACAACGCGACTGTTAGAGGGGATGGATCCCTTGAATACGCTGGAACCTTTAATGGCACATTCAAAGCAGCCAGAGAGTGGTGTAGCGATCCCGCATGGATTTTGTATGACTTGCTTACCAATACAAGATACGGACTTGGTTCTTACATTCTTACGCCTGAGGAGCGCACAGAGGCAGAAGCAAATACTGGCGATCAGTTTGAGGGCACAAGTGATGTGGCGACTAATCTTGATGTGTATAGCTTCCAGCAGGCCAGCGCCTACTGCTCAGGAAGGGTTAGCAATAACGCTGGTGGGACGGAGCCTCGTTTCAGCTGCAACGTTGCAATTACGTCTCAACAAGACTCTTACAAACTGGTTCAACAACTGTGTTCTGTGTTTAGAGCCATGCCTTTCTGGGAGGCTGGAACGTCTACAGCAGGCACAGGCGGCATCTCGTTGGCGCATGACCGGCCTGAGGACTTTACATACATCTTCAATCAGTCGAATGTTACGCAGGAGGGCTTCAGCTATTCAGGCTCAAGCATGAAAGGCCGTCCAACTTGTGTTGCGGTCAGGTACTTCGACATGGAGGCTCGCGACTTCCGCCAAGAACTTGTCGAGCTAAACAGTCAATTTATTGACTCAACAGACCCCAACGTCGATTTCCTTGATAAGTACGGCTACAACAAGCAAGAAATTGACGCTTTTGCTTGCACCAGCAAATCACAAGCGTATCGCTTGGGCAAATGGTTCCTTTATACAAACCATCGAGAAACAGAGGTTTGCAGTTTTTCAACTGACATTGCTGCTGGCATTATTGTCCGCCCTGGCGATTACATCAAGATTAGTGATCCTGTCCGCACGGGACGTGTGGTTGCTGGTCGAGTTGCATCCGGGTCGACACTTACGCAGATACAACTAGATCGAAGTGACACCCAAATGTTTGGGGAAAATGCGCCAGTAGGGTTTGAGTTTCACACTATCGACGCCGACGGTAAATACACCCAAGTCGGCAGTTCAACCATCGTGGGCAACACCGTCACGCTTGGAACGGCATTAAACGCGCTTTCTAGTCCTAGAAAAGTACCTGCTGCTGGAGCGCCCTTCCAGATTGGATATCGAGATGTCATTTTGACGCAATGGCGTGTGCTTACTGTTGAGGAGGGCGACGGCATCTACACCGTAACGGCGGCAGCTCATGTTCGAGAAAAATACGACATTATTGAAGACGCTAACTATGTCTTCCCGCCACGTTCTTACACGCAACTAGGGGAGACGCCAGACCCAGTAACAAACCTAGTACTAGAAGAAGTTATTTACGAGGAAGGAGACAATTTGCGTCAACGGGTTGCGATAAGCTGGCAACAGTCTGTTCGTGCTAATGCTTACGAGGTAAGGTTTAGGCAAGGTGCAAACAATTTTGAAGAGCACATTGTAACAAGTACTGGCTACGATATTTTAGACGCTGAAATTGGAGACTACAGGGTTGAAGTAAGGGCGCTCAGCTATAACCCTGAAAGAGGCAAAAGTAGGGCAACTGTAGGAACTGTCACTGTAGAAGGGCCAACCGCTCCGCCAAGCAACATCTCAACCCTAAACATTACGCCGATCGATCAGCACACTGCTGAGCTTCATTGGCCCGAATCTGCCGACCTGAATGTAAAAGTTGGCGGTGCTCTTGAAATTCGTCACAACCCGCGCCTTACAGGTGACATTAAATGGAACCAAAGCGAAAAAATCACACCTGCTGTGAACGGCAGTACAACACGAAAAATTGTCCCTCTAAAAAGTGGGCATTACTTAGTACGCGCCAAAAATTCTGCCGGTAAATACGCGGAATTGTCGGCGGTTCCCTCAGTAAAAATTGACCTGCCAGAGCCGCAAGATCTTGAGGTCGTCCAGACCTACACCGAGAGCCCTAACTTTACTGGCACGTTCTCACAGGCTTTTAACAGCACAACAGAAGGCGGCATCACGCTTGAGGCTGACGGCAAGATTGACGAAATCACCGACTTTGACAGCGTTACCAACTTGGATTTCTTTGGTGATGTGGTTTCGGTTGGCAGCTACATCTTTGCTAACACGCTTGATCTTGGCGCGAAGTATGACGTCGAGCTGCTAGCCAACCTGCAGATCAACACGATCAACCCCGACGACTTCTGGGATTCGCGCTCAGACAACATTGATACCTGGAACGACATAGACGCTGACGACCTTTCGGAGACCAACGCTGAGCTGTATTCACGGTCTACCAATGACGACCCCAGCAGCGGTTCGCCTACCTATGGCACTTGGGAGCCCTTTGCTAACTCGACCAAGCGCGGGCGTGGCTTTCAGTTCAAGGTTGAGATGGAGACTTCAAACGACTCGCAGGATGTGGTTGTTCAAACTCTTGGCGTTACGGTCAGCCTGCAGCGCCGGACTGAGCAGCAACGCAACATCAGCAGCGGCACTGGAGCAAAAGCGGTTACATTCCCGTCTGCCTTTTACAGCACGCCAAGCATCACGATTACGGCCACAAATATGGCGACCGGCGACTTCTTCGAGCTAAGCAGTGTGAGCAGGACTGGGTTCACCATTACTTTCAAAGCATCTGGCGGTAGCATTGTGGACAGGAACTTTGACTATCAAGCCGTTGGGCACGGCAAGGAGATCACCTGATGGCACAAGCAACTGACTATTCACTCGCTAACCAAAGCGGCAGTGCATTCAGGACAGAACTCAACTCAATCCTGAGCGCAATTCAAACGCTCAACAGCGGCACGTCAGCGCCGAGCAACTTGGTTGCTGACATGCTGTTCCTTGATAAGAACACGACACCGGCAACGTTCAAAATCCGTAATGCCGCCAACGACGGCTTTATCACTCTTGGAACAGCAGCAACCAACTTCGGCTTAGCTGGCTTGTCTGGTGCGACCTTTACAGGTGACATCACGCTGAACGCTCGTTCAGATGTGCGCTTTGCTGACGCAGATAGCAGCAACTATGTGGCCTTAGAG